TGGGACTTTAAGTCTAAAGATACATTTGCTTTTTGTAGTAAATCAATAAAGGCATTGTCAATATTAAAAGTTTTTAAACTCCCTAAATTTAGTCCTTTTAAGATATACCCTTTACCTGCTCCTGGGGCTCCAGCAAGAATTAAGGCTTTGGGTTTGCCTTGAATTTCAGTTAATAATCCAATCAATGAAATCATTTAATTTTATTATAAATATCAGGAAATACTATGAATTAACTTCTTTTAGGATTTCAATTGCTTCCTCTTCAGTAACCCAACCATCTCCATCTAAATTAATTATATCACCAATGTAATACATAAAATCCCAACATCTAAGATCTTTTAATTTCCATTTTTTCATCTATCTGTGAATATTTCTTTATTATTAATAGAGCTTCATCTAAAGCATCTCTTTTAGCTTTCGCTGTTATGTTCCAATAATTTGTATTTCTTACAAAATCTATTTTGTGGTTATAGTTGTGTGCAAGAGTGTCTATTTCAGTTTTGATACTCTCTATAATATCCTCTAAATTCATATACTAACCATTTTTCATTTACATTATAAATATAACATCCTTTTACTTGGAAGCCAAAGATCTACATGCCGAGGTTCTAAATTCTGTAAAAATAGGAGCGTGTTTAGGATTTTCTAGATTAAATAGTTTTTGAACAGTTTTAAATATGTCTATATTTTCTTCTTGGGTACGTTTTGACTCATACATTTCCCATCCTTTTCCTGTCATTTTTTCTTTGTTGAATTTTCTTTTACTTGACTTAAGCCATAAAATACCTCTTCTGTCTATTTTTTTCCCAAAACATTCTTCATAACATTTGGAGTAAACTGCTGTTTGTAAATCATAAGTAGTTTGTAGGTGGTTTGAAGTTTTAAAGTCTATAATCCATAATTCACCATCAATTTCACAAACTAAATCACAAGTACCTGCTACTTTTAATTCATCTGAAAATAAATGTACTTCGGCTTCTAATAAAGTAGGATTGTATGTTTCCCACCATTCAACAAATCTTAAAAACATTTGCCATACATCAGGATGATATAGAGGATTGTTTGTTGGTGAGAGGAAATTTAATTCTTTACCATTTAAATAATCTTCAATCATTTCATGAACTTGTGTGCCTTGCTCAGATGCTCTTTTAACAATATACTCAGCAGAGTATCCTACTTTTTTAAGCCAATCCTCAAAAAATTTACCTTTAGGATAATAATTTAATACATAAGTTATTGATGGGTAATACTCACCATTTCTTTTATAATATCTAGAGTCAGGCATAGTTATTTGCTGTGCATCCTCTGATATCTTTAAAATTCTATTGTATTTTTTCTTAATTGTTTCTTTTTTCATATTAATGAAATTTTTCTTTCCATTAGATTATATTCATCTAAAGGAAGTGTATTTTGAATTAGTTTAGTAAAATATGAAAATCCCATTTCACTTGGATCTTTTCCTTCTAATTCAACAAGGTATACTTTTTTACCCTGATTCATGAGATACTCACAATGTTGTAAAGCTTGTCTCATAGCATCTGTATCTAAAGCTATGTAAATCTTTTCAACTTCAGATGTAATTATTTTTTTAAGTAGTGTTTTTTGTAAATTTTTCCCCAATAAAGGTATTGCATTTCTTTTTATAGCTAAAGCATCAAATGCCCCTTCACATAAAATTAAAGGTGAAGACCAATTTATAAATAATTCAAAAGCTATTATGTCTCTTGAACAGTCAGGGTTTCTATATTTAATAAAGGCATCTTTTTCAAATGATCTTGAAATAAAGTAATTTAATTCTCCATTTTCATCATATGAAGGAATTATAACCATATTTTTATATTTGCCAAAGGCACAGTAACCAATATTATATTTTATTATGTCTTCATTAGTTACATTTCTTTCTTTAAGGTATTTATATGCTTTTTTAGCTATAATATCATTGTTATTTATTATAGATTTAAATTCTTTAGGTAATTCAATTTTTTCCTCAACTATAATATCATCTACTTTAATATTAGTTTTAGTTAATTTACCTAATTCTTGGAATTTTTCTGGGGATGCTTTTAGTTTTTTAAATAAGTAATAGAGTTTTTTTCCTTTAGTATTACAAACCCAACAATTCCAAGGATTAATACCTTCTTTATTTTCAGTAAAATTAATTTCTAATTTAGGTTTATGGTGATTGCAGAAGGGACAATGGTATGCTTGATTACCTTTTGATGTTCGTTTGCCCACACCTAATACAGAATTGACTAAGTTAATTAATAACTCATTTACCATAGATATTAATATAGTATCCTATTTTGGGGAATCAAAGTTTTTTATAAAAGTCTTTTTAACTGATCCATCTGTGTAAATTTCTATGATTATTCCAAAGTGAGAAGGATTAATTTTTTGACCTAAAATATTAACTTGTTTTATTATTTTGGGCTTTCTAGTAGAATTATCTATTACTATTGGATTAAATAAACTTATTTCGCCATTATAATCTACTTGAGTCAGTCTGTAATAGTTAAGTTGGGATTTAAAGGTATAGTCTTTAAAATCATAGTAAATTGAATTTGTAGTTGTTCCTGCCCCTTCAATTTGTTTAATTAACTCCCACTCAAGTCCATTTAAACTTCTTTCTAAATAAAAATAGTCATTGTTTACTTCATTAAATGTCTCCCATTCTATTAGATTATGGTTTTGAATATTTTCCCCCTTAAAAAAACTTAATCCAACAGGTAAAGCAGAGCAAGGGGCACAATCAACAGAAATATTGTCAATTTCCCAATACTCAGATCCAGCCCAATTTTGAACTATAATTTTTATTTCTAAAGTATTACCAGATGGGAAACAATCAGTTGAGTAGTTTAAAGTACTAGTAACATCATCATCATAAATAACATTTAATCCAGCACAATTTCCAGGGCAAAAATAACTATTAGAAGGATCAATCCAAATTCCTCCATCTACTCTATATTGTACAGAAATAAAATCAGCAGAGTTACAACCTGTTCCACAAGGTTCCATTGTACCTACTTCACTAATGTCTAAATTGATTTCTACTCCATTACAGGATGAAATGTCAATAGGTGATGTTTGAAATTCAGCAGGACCGTTTGTGTCTCTTCCTTCTAACTTGTTTGATCTAACATAAAACCAATCATTCAAATCTATACAACTTGCACAAGTAGTAGTCCATTGGACTGATCCTACATTGTCAAATCCTATGGTTGAGGTATTTGACTCATCAAAAGTTTCTAGGAATATTTGGGTGTGGATTGATAAAGAGTATAGTAAACTTACTATAAAAATTATTAACTTCATTCAAAGTCTTTTGTAAAGAATTTACCTAATATATTATCATTATAAAACTCATCAGGTTTTTCTAAAACTTGATAAACAAATTGATACTTAACTTCATAGTAAGTTAGTAGTTTTTTTGTTGGGGCTAACTTAATTATAGTTCTTTGAAAATTTTCTCTTTCTTCTTTTTTAAATGCTTCTTGTAGAGGTTTATTTGAACCCCAATAATCTTTCCAATTTGACTCTTTAACATCTATTTTATACTTAGGTTTTCTTCCAGGTTGACCCTCATATAAAGCTAAGTCTTTTTTAGTTAATTTTTTCTTTGTAAAATGTCTAAGAAATTTTTTACCTATGTAAGCCTTACCGGATGGGAGATGTTCAATTTTATATACAAATCCAAATGTATCTTTAGGGAGTTGTGAAATATCTAGGATTTCTTCTTTATTATATAGCCAAGCCATATTATTATTTTATAACTTTATTTATTTTAAAACTGATATCCGTTTAATACAAACTCTCTTACTATAATATCGTTCGGGGTATTTACAAGAGATGTATCTAATGATTCAAATTCTANATCAAACGTACTTCCAAAAGTTGCCGTACCTATAACACTAAATGAAAAAGATTGTGCTCTACCTTGTCTAATCTCAGGTAATCCTATTGCATGAGTTATTGGAGTTCCATTATTTCTTACTCTACAAGCTATAAAACCATCACCACTCATTTCAACTGTTCCTGTAACAATTACTATAAAATTAGCATCAATTCTATTATTATATGTAAATGAGCAGTTAGCAACACTTGTTGTAACTCTTTGAGCTACAGGAAATGTAGGTGTATTTGTAAA